CCTGCTTGAGCAACATATTCAGACGAACCGGGCACGGCTTCAACGCGCTGCGTTTCTTCGTTCCAGCGTTCGCCTTTTTTCAGTTCAGGAATTTTTGTTGTCTCTTTTGGCGCAAGCGCTTCAACAACGTCTTTCCCTTTCAAACCAACGTGCGCTGCGATCCAACCTTGCGGATTGGTGGCAAAATCATTCGCCGCCGCTGCCATAGCTTGATCTTTGGTTTGCCCAGAAATTTTCTGCGCTACAGACCCTAATACTGGGTGATCGAACAACGCAGCAGTATACGCCGCTGCCGCTTCAGGGGAGTTAACCGTAGACGCAAAAGAATGAAACGTACCGAGGTTTTTGTCGATTAGATCAGCGTCTACCTTACCGGCTTCGCCTTCGGCTTTTTTAAGTTCAAATTTTTTCTTTTCGGCTTCATTTACTGCGTTGCCATACCCAAGCCCGACATTCGCCGCGTCAAATTTACCGCCTTGAATAAGGCTATTGACCGCTGCGTTAATGTCTTTAGGTTGATTAACCGTCATTGATGACGGTTGATATGCTGTCATAGCGTTTTTAGAGCCAAGCATACCAACGTCACTTGCCGCGCCCGGCTCCGCCACTTGCGCGGGGATTGTCACATTCGCTGTTCCGGTAGCGCCATAGGCTTTAAGAAAATCATTGCGCGCCGCTTCCGCTTTTGCCCGCGCCGCAGCAGCTTGCGCGCGCTGCTGGTCTTGGTAATCCATCTCGCGCTGGGCTTTCATCATATTGAATTGGCCCATTTGCATTTGCTGTTGCACCAGTTGCGACCGAAGCGCGTTCATGCGCGCTTCGTTGGGGTCGCCAAAATCTACCGGTTTAATACCAAGGGCGATGGATGTATCTAAGCCTGCCATGATCGCCTCTTAATTACGCGTATGGGTTAGAAGGAGGATAAACAGGGTTAGCCATGTAATTATCAAGCCCAGCTTGACTGCTAAACCCGCCGTAACTATTAGACCCGCCGCTAGACCCACTGTTATAAAAACTTGAGTTAAACGCTTTACCTATATTTCCAAAAGCGCCGTTCCACGCATTAGCCGCGCCAATTTGCCCAGACGCCAAAGCATTGCCCGCCGCAAGTGCGTTGCTACCCGCAGCCGCCCCATAAGCGCCCGCAGCGTTTGTAAGAGCATTTGCGGAAGTTTGCCCCACACCCATCAAAGACTGCAAAGGCTGCAACTGATTGGCGCGGTTGGTCTGATAGCGGTTGTAAGCGTTTTGATACTCTTGCGATCCTGCCTGCTGCCCATAGTTCTGCGCAGCGGTCAAAGCGTTGCCGGAGATCATACCACCACGCGCCGCCGCCGAAGCATTGAGCGCTTTGTTGCCCTCCGCCAAACGAAATGCGTAGCCGGGGTCGGCTTGAAAATCCGACATGTTAAAGTCACGGGCGTATTTGCCAAAATCCGCCGAGTTAGCGTCAACATTGAGCCCCGCCGGTAGCGCAGACCCGTCCGATGTCGTTGTGTTTGGATTGAGCCCAAGCAATGTCAAAAGGCGATTTTGTGCGGTCAAACCGCCGGTGCGAAACGGCGCTTGCAGTTCGACTTGTTTGTCAAACATTTGTTTTTGAAGTGCGGTAGAGTTGGCGGCGGCTTGCGCTTGCGCGTCCGCGGCGCTGCTGGCTGCATCAGCGCCCATAATGCCAGAAGCGATACTACCAGCAGCGGAAATACCTGCGCCTATAAGAGCTGTTTCAATACCCACAGTGTTCTCCTTTTACCACCGCGCCGTCGGGCCGAATTACAAACCCTAACCTGTGGAATATGTCGTACATATACTCATGTCCCGGCATGATACGCGTAAATGTATTTTTAGCAACAAATAATTGTTTTAGTAAGCCCCGCGTAACCCACCGTTTACGCCATTTTGGCAAAATTGACACATGAACTTCACCATCTTTAAAATACGCCGCCCCAATAGATTTGTCGTCGCGGCGTATTTCCTTTACATCCCAATCACTTAGTGCTGTTTTGTATTCATCAAACGACATGTTGTTTTGCCAATCGGTTGCTTCATACCCTATTTTAAGGGCGTTTTCGCGGTTGTCGGTTAAACAAGTCGCCATCTGTATTCCTATTTGACGCCTTTAACAATGTTCACAAGACGGCTGTTGGGTTCGAGAGCAATAAACCCGTGATGCTGCCCCGGCTCCCAATCAAGCACCATTCCTTGCGTTGCAGTGCTTTCCCAACCTTGCCCAAAACATTTGAATGACCCGTTGGCAACGATAGAAATATGCACATCTTCTTCAGTGTGAACGTGCATAGGCAATTCATCGCCTACATTTTGAAAATCAAAAATAGTGCCACTTAATTTGCCAAGGTCTAATGGATTACTGAGCAACAATGGTCGGCCCTCCTTGTGTAACCGCAGTCGCAGCGGCTTCTGTAGCAGGATTAACCACAAGAGGAATTATAGGATCAGGAAGCGTAGGTTTTTTTACACATGTTGAACCATTCCAATACCATTGGTCTGCAACAACATTGTTATCACAAGGTTCCCAAAACAACGGCGACGCTACATCAAAAGTAGCGAACGCTACTTCAGCAATTCGAACGCCTATTTGTGATGGCGGCAGAAGATAGTTATAAACGGGTTCATTAGGAGAAATAAGAGCGTAAGCCATAATTAACCAATCCATTCAAGATAAACACACCCACCGACGCCGCCTTTGCTACTTGCCGCCGCGCCGTTCGACGCGGTGCCTCCGGCGCCGTTAAGCCCCGGCCCTTGCGATCCAGTTAAGACGAAAGCGGACGGCGCGGTGCCCGTGTTTGGGTTAACTGTTCCATACAAAATACCCAGCCATGCGCCGCCGCCGCCTTGCCCACCACCACCAAGATATATGTTGCCATTACGAAGACTGCCGCCTGATCCTGTACCTTCTGTGCCATTCGTTCCGGGAACACAAGAAAAATGGCCCGGCCCGCCACCTGTGCCGCCTGTAGCAGAAGCAAACGAAGCAAACGAAGACGTGCCCCCGCCCGACCCCGTGCCGTACTGACCTGCACCGGTACCGCCGATACCAACAGTTATGGTGTATGCTGTGCCGGGCGTTACAGTATAATAACCGATTGCAAGGCCACCTTGTCCGCCCGACCCTCCGTTAGTACCGCCGCAAGCAGCCCCACCGCCGCCAGCACCACCGCCGCCAACAACAACCGCCCTAACAATAGTTACGCCCGCAGGTGCCGTCCAAGACCCTGAAGATGTAAACAGTTGTTGTTTAGGCTGACTTGTGCCAACAAACGATTGTGACGTCCAACTTGTGCCGTTGCTTGTTAAAACATTTCCATTTGCGCCGGGCGCGGGGCCATTAAATGTAAGCGCGCCGGTGCCGCTAAAAGAAAACCCCGAAACGGCAGAAGTGATGCTAGTAACAGCACCGCCACTTCCAGACAAACTGACGGTTACATCGCCTGTAGCGTGGTCAACTGCAATGCCACTACCAGCAATAATAGACTTAACAAACCCGCCGCTAACTGTCGCAGCGCTACCCGAAATGTCGATAGGCCATGTGCCGTACGCCCCCGCACCATCCGCGCCGGGTGACATAATAAGATTGTCTTGCGTGTAAACTTCAACGTCGTTCGCGTCTTTAAGAACAAACTTATAGCGCGCTGTACCCAACCACACCGAGGCTTCGCCGCGCGAATCAAGGATGATCGGGTTGGTGTTTGGCGTCGTGCCATACCAATCAGTATAAGTTGCAAGCAGCGTGGTTGTGCCAGCGGCGTATGTGTACAGTTTGCCGCCAACAAGAGGCTTGCCATCGTTTCCGAAAAACTGGAGCCGTGGATCGGGGGAAACATTGATTGTCATAGACGCGCCTCGTAAATTTTGAAACACCATATATTACAAAAGCTGCGCTTGCAACAATTAAGCTGACGCACCTTTGATGATCGCATAATTCAGAACCGGCGCGTCCGTCGCCGTACCGGTCTGCGCCCAAAACGTCACTCGGAAACTGCCATTGGCAACCGCCGACACATTGAACGAGTAGTTGTTGGTCGCACCAGATTGTATACACAATATAATCGTATCAGTCGATGATACACTGCTGTTTGTAACCGTAAAGCTGGCGGGTGTAGCCGATCCAGCGGCGCTAAACAGCGTAATTTGCCCTGTGGGAGTGTTACATGTAACGCCGGTCGTACGCGACGTAATCTGCGTAACTGCGCCGCCTGCGCCGGTCAAATAGCCAAACGGAACGGGGGTGTTAGACCATGCAGGCGGAGAGTTAGACACCAGAACCGCGCCCGAAGGAGCCCAAGGCCCAGTCCCGCCACGCGCAATGCTTAACACGCCTTGCCAACCAAGCGACATCGTTACCGCGTCAAGAAGCGCCTTGTTAGGGTCGCCGCTAAGGGTGAGCGTGACGTTTGTGTCGTTTTCACGGCTTAACGGGCTTGCGACAATACTTAGGTTCGGCGAACCGCCACCGGTCGTTTCAAGCGGGTATGTGGTGGTAAAACTAAGCAACGGCGCTTGCGCCCCACCACCCGTAATCGTAAACATGTTAACAAAAAACCGATACCATTCACGCGATATGATGCCAGTTTCAGGATCAACCAGCGCTACGCGTGGTGGCGTGATGTTTGTTAAGTTAGACATCGGTTGGGCTCATCATAAGTTCGGCGCCCATAATGGCTATTTTGACAGGATCGGTTCCCGATATTTCATACACACGGTCACGCAATTTGACCGTCATGCCAAGCCGCCGCCAAATGGTGCGGTACCATGTTTCGCCATACTTGCCCATTGTGCGCCAATGCTCGTTTGACCAAGTGTGCCCACCATCGTCCGACCAACGCAACATAACTTCAGGATTATACCCTGCACCAGATTGATGCGCCGTGGTAACAATAGGATTGGGCGATGCGCCGGTAATAATGATGCGCTTGCCATCTTGCGTAAGTAGATAAGCCCCGCCAGCGTCTTCTGGGTATTGTTGCAAACCTACGCCGGACTCGGTGATAAGTTGCAGCGTGTGATGCGCGGTGCGTTTAAGATTGTTTTGGTTTGGTGGAATTGCCCGCCAAGACCGAAGCCATTTTTGAAGCGCGCCGTTGTCGTCATAGACGTTTAAGTCAAACGCATAAAGATTACCGTTTTCGTAATCGCCGACAACGATCTCGTTGTTAAAACTCATTTGGCAATTAGACCGGTGACGGTAAAACACACCGTGAAACTGATCCCAAGCCGCGCGTTCATGCCACAACTGGGTCGCGGCGTCATATACCCATGTTTTACTTGCAGACGGAAACGTCAGCACATAAAACGAATGCCCGTCTTGTTGATATGTATACCCTATGGCGTCAGAAATACTGCCATAGGATTGAATAGCGTATTCGATAGCGTGCGTAGAAACGCGCACACCGCGATACCCTTCAGCGCGGAACACGATCCCGCGCCCGCGCGCATCAGCGCCAAGCCAAAAAATAGTGTTGTCAGCTTTAGCAACGGAATATGGTGCGGCGCAACCAAGTTCGGTATACGCGCCTTGGATGCGGGTAAATGGAAACGGAACGGTCGCCGCGTCATACCACACTTCAATAGAGTTGCTACCAAATACCCACAATTCGCCGTGGTCAGCCATAATAGTGACTACGTTGTCAGGGTTAGCTTCAGCGCTGGCAAACGCCAAAGGGTCAATCGACGTACCGTCAAGAAGCGTAGTCACCCAAATAGATTGCGAATTAGGTTCGTTGTAAACAAAATACCCGTCCAGATACATAACCGTAACAGCGCCGGTAAAATCTGGATCGGTGATTTGTGCAAATTCGTTGGTTTTGTTGTTGAAAATATAGCTTGGCCCGTTGCAAGCAATAAACAACTGGATGCCGTTATCCGCCATTGACACAGGGCCGGTGCCGGACACAGCACCAATCAGTTTAGCGTTCCACGATGAGTCAAGCTGGTATACTTCCTGCCCAGACACAACATAGCCTTTGCCGCCGTACTGCCATTCGCCGCGAATTGGCCCTGCGCCGACATTCATAATCTTGCGAAGGCCGGGGGCACGATTAAGATACGCCGAGGTCTGTCCTTCGCCCGGTATAGCCTCCGGGTAAAGGTTAATCATGCGGTCAGCGGCAGCGTTTAAGCTGCGCGCCACATAGCTTTGACCAAGGATCGGTGTGTGCATTTAGTAACTCGGATACCATTTTGTGGTTGTCGCGTCATACAGCATAATAAGAATTTTATTAACTACTGCGGTAGATGCAAGAGCTATATTGCCTGCTGTGGTAGTTGTAAACGCGCCGGTTGGGATAATCGTAATGACGTTTATGCCAGCCGGAGGCGTAATGGTAGCAATCGCCGTTGTGCCGCTGACAAAAAACGATGATGTCGTTGGAGCGATAGTTGTAGCGCTGGCAACGGTCGGTGAAGACGTTGCCGTTCCTGAATAGTAGCTTGGGTACCATTTTGCGGTAGTAGTGTCGTACGTCATCACCAATGGCACGTTTACAACCGCAGTAACTGCCAACGCGATATTACCGCTTGTATTCATAGTGAATACGCCGGTAGGAATAAGCACGATTTGACCGCTGCCCGACGAAATGGGTGATGGAGCGGTAATTGTAGAAATAGCCGCAGTGCCGCTAACAAAAGTTATTAACTCAGTCGGTGCAATCGTTGCGGCGCTTGCAATCGTGGGGGAGGCGGCGTTGGTTGCAATCAGCCCTGATGTCACCAAATTGGCGAATACTGTCGAACCGCTGAATGTGGGATTAGAAATTGTTGGTGTGTTGATTGTGGGGCTGTTGAGCGTAGCGCTTGATGCACGCACAGGCGCACCGGTGCCGGTCGCAGCAGTCCATACAGGAAGTGCTGTTGCGCCACCACCGACAAGAATTTGCGTTGTAAGCCCTGCCCCCATCATGGTAGCGGCAGAGATTTGACGCGTAACGCCGCTCTGCACCACCGGAAACGCATCGGTTGCATTGACAGTTGTAGCAGATGGTAGGGCGGTGATTGTTACGTCAGTCATTCTGATTCAACCCATGATTGCGTTGCTTCGTTCCAACCATACAATTTGCCGTCAGTTGGGTAGGGGATAGGCGCTTGCCACAAAGCATCCGCGTCTAAAACCCAAGAAGGAAACGGTTGAGGATAGACAAATGCGTCAATATCGGCGTGGTATGACATACCAATACCAGCGTAATTTTTACGAAAATTACGGTTATAAGATGTTTGTTTCCAAACGCCGTCACCATATAAAGTTTTTATAAATTCTAACCCTACAGGCTCGCTTTCAGGAAACGGCAAATTATTGAGAACATCGTTACCCACAACGATGCCATCAATAACTATGTTGTTTTCGTCAAGTTTTACAAAATGTGCCATTTCTTACCTTAATATGTAATAGTGCCACCGGCTGTAAATGTGTAGATTTTATTCGCGCCGGATGTTGTCGCGGTGTATGTACCCGTAACCGATGTGGGTGTTGCTGTCGAACTAAAGATAACAACACCAGAACCACCAGCCGAACTTACAGTGTATGATGGGGTGTGGTACGCAGCGCCAAACCCAGAGCCGCCTGCGCCGCCGCCGGTATTAGCCCCACCTGCGCCGCCAAGCGTCCCATATACGCCGCTGACGCATGTGCCGCCATCACCTGCGCCGCCTTTTTGTGCTGTAACGCCGGTATGCCCGCCAGCACCCGGAGTGCTGGATGTGTAACCATTGTTACCAGCAGCACCGCCGCCTGCGTAATAAATAGTTGTGCCTGTAATTGCGTTTGCATACGCAAGACCGCCGTCGCCGCCAACTAAGCCGCTACCAGCAAACCCTGCCCCGCCTGCGCCGCCGCCGCCTGCGGTAGCGGTAGCATTTGAACTATAACCTTGCCCAGACGACCCAAGACCGACAACTGTGGTCGCAGCAGTACCGCCGCCCGAACCCCCGTTTTGCGCGTCCGCAGCGCTACCAAGAGCCGAACTACCCGCGCCGCCGCCACCGCCACCCAGTGCAGTGTAAGAACCTGTAAGCGTGCCTGAGCCAACCGATTGTGAATTAGATACTGTGTATGTTCCAGTGCCGCCAGTGCCGGTTCCTAACGCCGAAATAACAGTGTTTGCTGCAACGCCAGTTCCAGTAATTAACTGACCAACAGCAAGGATTCCGCTGCTAACCGCCGTTACAGTCATAGTTGCGCCGGAAATAGACCCTGTAACAACCGCGTTAAGACCTGTACCGGTAACAGTAGAGTTACCACCATTACTACCTGCGCTAGTTCCGCTTGTACCAACAATGTTTGTGGCACCTGCACCACCCAAACC